GAGGCTTCTGTCTACTACCGTCCGTCTCTGAGCATCGACGGTGATGGTCAGGTTGCTACTCCATTCAGCCTAGGTGCTGAAAAGGTTGGCACTCTTTCCAATCGTTTCACAGTCTACAAGGATCCATACTTCCCACGGAACAAGATTCTCGTCGGATACAAGGGTGGTTCCTACCTCGAGACTGGTTACGTCTACGCTCCGTACGTGCCGTTGATCATCACGCCTACAATCTTTGCCCCAGAGGACTTCACCCCGCGTAAGGGTGTTATGACTCGCTACGGCAAGAAGCTTGTTCGTGCCGACTTCTACGGTACCGTCACCTGCCTTAAGATGAACATTATTTAATCTTTTAGATTATTAATTTTCTGGGTCGCCCTTTTGGGCGACCCTTTTTTTTTATAAAGCGTACAAACATACTTAGTAATAGTTCGGTTCAAATAATCACTCAACACCCCGGGGGGACCGAAGCATGGGGAGCAAGGAGAAAGATTTATGCCAAAAGTAACAATTGATAACAGTAGAGGTCTCGTTCAAGAGACGGGGACCGGCGTGGTAATTAAAGCATCCGGGGCAATCGGTCAGAAATATACCGCAGTCACATCACTCATCTCTGGCGGTGCCAACGATGTAGAAATGACACTAACACAACCTGCAAACTCTGTTCTTTGTGATGTAGGGTTTATTTTGACAACTGCAATTGCAGGTTCTAGTGGTAACTCAAACTTTAAGGTAGGAACTGCCGACGATGGCGCACAAATTGTTGCAGCAACTGCTTTGATGAGTTCAGCAACGGCTGCGGCAATTGGTTCCGGCATTACACTTTCTGGTCTTAAGAGTGAAGGAGCAGCAGCCCTTGCCATTGTAGCCGATGCTGCAGTCTACACGGCAACAGAGCGAACACTTTTTCTTCGTCTTGAAAATTCTGCAGCAATTACTGCCGGTGCTGGAAAAGCATTCATTAGTTACATGATCTTGCCGTAGGGTTAGGATTACAAAGGAGAAAAATTATGCCAAAAGTTGTAATTACAAATTCTAAAGGTTTGGTTCAAGAGACCGGAACTGGCTTCGAGCCAAACACGTCGGGTCTAGCAAGAGTTTTTTGGACTGCCACTACGACCTTAAACGCTGTAGGGGCTAATGATGTAGAAATGACACTAACACAGCCTGCAAACACGGTCATTACTGATATGGGCTGGGTCTTTGATACGAATCAAATTGCAGGTACATCGGGAAATAGCAAAATTAAATTCGGAACTGCTGACGACGGTGCTGAGCTAGTTGCTCTTACCGACATCATGAGCAGTGCAACTGCAACTGCTGCCGGATCTGGTATCTCGCTTTCAGGTCTTCGAAGCGAAGGAGATGCGGCTCTTGTCGTAGTTAACAGTGCACCGATGTACACGGCAACTGCGAGAACTGTTTTTATTCGCATTGAAAATTCAGCTGCAGTTACAGCAGGGGAAGGTCGTGCGTTTATAGTCTGCGAGAATCTTGGATAAACATAGTTTGTTAAATGGTGGGAAAGGCTTTCCAAAAAAAGCCTTTCCTACTTGAATTGATACATAGAATACGAGGTAAAAATGGCGACAAGAAAACTTAGCAATAAAGCTAGCAATGAGAAAGTAACAACATCAAAAAAAACTTCCACAACAAAGAAAGTTTCTACAGCAAAGAAAACTACGGTTGCAAAAAGACCGCTGCTTAGAAAACCTACCCATGAAGAACTCATGAGTGGCGGAAAAGGACTAAGTGGAGAAGCTAAACAGGTTGTAGAAGATTTTCTTGCAAACAACCCTGATGCGCGTTTGTTTCTAGATCTAGCAAAAAAGTAGCTTATACAAATTCGGATTTGAAGTTAGCTTAGCTTGCTTCATCTCCGTTTGTTCCACCTGTGATACTTATGTACAGGTGAAACAATGTCCTCCTTTACTACAACAGCAAATCCAACACCTTTTGGGTTCTTTGATGCCGATAGCGGCTTCCAGTCAGATGCCGACAGCATGGTCACTTTTGTCAAGCGAAAGCTTGGTGATGACGTTCTTTCTGTAGAGCTGACGAAAAAAATGGTCTGGGCATGCTTTGAAGAGGCAACCTTAGAATATAGTTCTATTATCAACATGCACGAAGCAGAAAGCACGTTGATGAATCTATTAGGTGTTGCAACTGGATCTGCAGTTTCCGGAAGCTTTAACATTGGACCTCACGGAAAAGAAGCACTGCTCCAGAGGTTTAATCTAGATTTTGCATCGAGGACTGCTTCTGCTTTTTCTACGGAAGCTTTTGTGGGTGGAGATTATAATCAAATTAGCGGGTCGATTCAGCTAGTTAGCGGACAGCAAGATTATGACATCTATTCAGAACTTAAAGATGAAGCCGGAACTGCGCTTACTGCTTCAATGTCTTCTCCTGGGAAAATGAGAGTTACAGAAGTATTTCACTTCGACCCTCAGGCTGCCTATAGATTCTTCGATACGACTTCGGCCATGAACTATCTTTCTAACGAATTTGCTTTTGAAAGTTTTACTCCCGAAACTGTTTTCTATGTTTTGCCTGTCTTTGAAGATGTTCTTCGAGCAGGGCAAATGGATCTCTCTAATAGAGTTCGGCGCTCTAATTTTTCTTACAAGATTATTGGAACAAAGATTCGAGTGTATCCTACGCCAACGGCAGAAAGTCCTAAAAAGCTTTTTATGAGAGTTCTTCTCGGCGCAGATCCGTTTAATCCTGCGTATGAGGATGCATCAATATTTGGAACATCAAATGCTTCAAATGCCCCACTTGGACACCTAACATATCAGAACGTCAACTCGACGGGCAGACAGTGGATCAGGCAGTACTCGCTCTCTTGCGCAAAAGAACTTCTTGGAATGGTAAGAAATAAATTTTCATCTGTCCCTATTCCTGGAGGCGACGTTACTTTAAATGGCGCCGAACTTGTATCACAGGGCCAAGCAGAAAAAGAAGCTTATCGAACTCAGCTAAAGGAGCAGCTCGACAAATTAACTTATGGCGCACTGATTACATCTGCTGCCGACGAAGCAGAAGCTTTAAACAGGTTGCTTAGGCTTATTCCAATGCCTAACGGTCTAACAATTTTTACGGGGTGATAAATGGCCAGACTATTCATTACTTCTAGAGAGATTGACTTTATTGCCGACGTCACTAAAGAGCTGACGAAGGATGTCATAGGCCAGAAAATTTACTACTACCATGTTAGAGAAGACCTTTCCGAAGTAAACGAGGTTTACGAAGAAGCTCCCGAGAAAGTATTTGATCCTCCAGTTGAAATTGAATGCCTCGTAGCCTTTCAGCCTGGCGAATTTGTTTCTAACCGTTTCGGCGTCGACGAAAAATACAAGCAAGAAGTCTACATTCAATGGAGAGATCTCGTTGACAAAGGTTTAAACGAAACCGTACAAACTGGTGATTATTACAGCTATGGTCCTAACTTCTTTGAGATTACATCCGTTGTTTTTGATAAAGAAGTATTTGGACAGATCGATCACTATGTTGGCGTTACGATGTTAGGTGTTCAAGCACGTCAAGGTCAGATCAGGTTTCAGCCTATTGGCCCAATCGGCGAGGAGTATACTGACGAAGGTGCCGTACAAGACGTATTTGTGCAGCAGAGGGGACTTGAAGAAAATAGACTTGGTGCTACTAACGATAAAAGAGCGTTGCAAGAGAACGGTGTTCTAGACAGTCCAATTACAGGTCCTGCAGAGGTTAGCCCCCAGGGCTCCGATAGTAAGGCCGGTTCTTCATTTTATGATGAGTCATAATGTCAACAAGATACTCAAAAACTTCGAATCACGAATTTGACACTCCGCAAGGATATGAAGGGTCTACAGCTCCGGAAGACTTTACTATTCCTTCGTGCACCATTGAAGACGTTGACAAGGCCGTATTTAATCTTTTTGAAAAAGATATACCGCTTTTTTACCTGATAGGGAAAGAGACTAGAAGAATACCGGTAATATTCGCAACAGGCGAGCGTTTTGCTATACTTCGTAGAAAACAACCTTTAAGAGACGAAAATAGCGTTGTTATTCTTCCCTTAATATCAATCATGAGAACAAGCGTCGATCAGAAACCTTCGATTGGTAACGGACCTCAGCAAACACTCCCGCAAGTTATTAGGCGGCGACTTAGTAAAGAAGATCCAAAATATCAAAGACTCTTAAACAAACTAGGTCTAAAAAACCAAGGCGAGCTTGGAGCAGAAGACACAAGAAGAACGACAGAGGGTGTTGACGATTATTTAAAGGAATCTGGGAATGTTTTACGTTCGGTTCTTAATAACAACTTAGTAGAAACGATAGAAATTCCACCGGTAAAATACTACCAAGCTAGTTACGAAATCACTGTTTGGACTCAGTATACCGCTCAGATGAATGACGTTCTATCTGCAATTATGTCATCATACACCAATATGCATATGCGTGAGTTTCGTCTCGAGACAGACAAAGGCTACTGGTTTGTTGGATATGTCGATAGCACGTTTTCCCCAGGCAATAACTTTGATGAGTTCTCGTCCGAAGAAAGGATTGTAAGGTATTCTTTTAATTTAGATGTCGTTGCATACCTTATTGAACCAGACATTCCAGGAAGGCCTGTTGGCGTTAGAAGCTTTGTGTCTGCACCAACACTCGAGTTTGTCGTAGAAGACATACCCGCATTACCACTTGCCGTTGGAGGTCCTGCCTCTGGCGATATCAATGCTTATGTTCTACAGGATTTAGATGCTGTTGATGCTTTACTTCCTGGTCAAGCCATTGGATCGTCTTCAACAGCTTCGGCTGCTATGGCTGCAAATGGCGAATCTGGAACCGGGGCTTATCGAGCATCTTCCGATGCCCGAAGCCCACAATCATCTGAGCCACCACTTCAGAAATCGACGTCTGTAGGAACGACAAGCTCCGGTCCGGGTACAGAAATAATTAGAAGAACAATTGTTGATGAACAGACAGGTAATCGGAAAGAAGTGCTAGTTAGAGTAAAGGGAAGAAACTCTAGAAAAGGTGAGACGGTTCTTCGCGGAGAGATAGGAACTACTCTTGAAGACATTGTCTCTTGACTTATCAAATTTGAAAGCATATTTATCGATGAACATATTGGGAGATAAGCTCCATGGCGGAACAGACATTTAGATCACCAGGCTTCTTTGAGCAGGAGATCGACTTATCCGGTCGAACGCAAGCTGTTGAAGGCGTCCCGGCAGGAATTATTGGAACATCAAAGCGTGGACCAGCTTTTGTACCTGTTACAATCGGTACTTTTGCCGATTTTCAGCAAACATTCGGTGGACTAGATCCGAAGCGTTTTGCTCCTTATGCGGTTGAGCAATGGCTTAAGAATAGAACCGCTGTAACTTTTACAAGGGTCTTAGGCGCCGGCGCAAATAGAACAGCCGAAGATATTGCTCGAACGCGCCAGTATGGCGTTGCAAAGGCTGCAGGGTTCATCATCAGTGGATCTCAGAACGCAGGGGCTTCCTATGCACGTTCACAGGGTTCTGTAAAGTTTCTCTGTGCTGTGCACGATGCCGTTGCTCAAGAAACGCAAGGTTTCCCTGTCCTTACTGACAATGCGTCGATTGCTAGTGCAGATGCTGCAAACCTAGTAAGAGGAATGGTTCTTCTAGCTTCCGGAACTTCGATGTTTGTTACGGGAACTGA